CGTCTGCCCCGACCACAAAAGCGACTGGATCATAGCGCGCTTGGTGAAGCACCTTATGAAAAGCAATGGCTGGACGGCCAGCAACGAACCCGATCCGGGGGCCGAGGCAAACGTTTTCTTCCCCTATTGCCAGTGGCGCTACAGCAGGTTCCGCAAGACGGTCATCGCCGCCTGGATGACCCATCTGGAGGACGAGTCGGTGGAGCACGGGGCCAAGCGCAAGAGGTGGTTCGACACCGCGCCGGTGCTCGACCTGCGGGTGACGCCCAGCCGCATGTACTACGACTTATTGAGACATTATGGCCCAACGGTGCTCATACCGCATCCGGTGGAACTGGACAAGTTTGTCATTGTGAAACCCAAGACACATCCAAAGCCCATCATAGGCGTGGCTGGCCGCGTGTATTCCGGCGGGCGAAAGGGCGAATCGCTAGTCAGGCGTCTATACGAGGAGCAGGGGAATTGTTGGGAAGTGCGTGCCGCTGGCAGGGGATGGCCAGTGCCGACTTCGAAGTATGCCTGGTCGCGGTTGCAAGAGTTCTATCAGAGTCTCGATGTTTTCCTTTGCACCAGTCTTGTGGAGGGTGGGCCAGTCACGGTCCTGGAGGCGCTGGCTTGTGGCAAGCGGGTGGTGATTCCCTGGCATGTGGGGGCTATGGATGAGATTCCGGAGTATTCCGGCGCGCGGCACTATGAAGCGGGCAATTATGCCAGCATGGTGGACGCGATCAAGCTGGCGCTGGACGACGAGACAAGGCCCAAAGCCATGCGGGCCATAGCGGGGGAATACACCGTCGACCGTTGGTGCCGCCGCTGGCGAGAGGCGATGGAGGAGATTGTGGGGTGAAAGTCCACATCGTCCTAGAGGACATGCGCGAAGACTGGGTGATATATCGCCTGGCGAAATATCTTTCCGACCAGAACGGCTGGACGATGGGCCAGAGCCCGGCGGCCTGGGCGGATTGCAACCTGTTCTTCCCCTACCTCTGTTGGCGCTTCAGCCAATGGACCCGGACGGCCAGCGCGGCCTTCTTCACCCACCTGGAGAGCGGCAACTCGCTCAAGGAGGGCTCCTGGCAGGAATGCGCCAAACGGGTGAGCCTGCGCGTTACAATGGCCGAACAGTACGTCGCCAGGTTGGAGGAATACGGGCCAACTATCAATATCACGCCCCCGGTGGATTTGGGCCTGTTCAAGCCGGCGCCGAGAGTCGACCATCCCAAGCCGGTCGTCGGCACGTCCGGCATCGTTTACAAGGGCGGACGCAAGGGCGAGAAACTCGTGGCGCGATTGGCCAAGGAGCAGGGGGATCGCTACCTGGTGAAGGCGGCGGGGAAGGGATGGCCCGTGCCGGTCCGCTGGCATCCCTGGCAGAAGATGGCGCGGTTCTACCAGGGACTTGACGCGTTTCTATGTACCAGTCTCATCGAGGGCGGCCCCGTAACCGTGCTCGAAGCACTGGCCTGTGGTCGTCCCGTGGTGATTCCGAAGGGTGTGGGGCTGTGCGATGAGCTGCCCGATGTGCCGGGCATCTGGCGCTACAAGGCGGGGGATTATGGTGAGATGGTCAAGGCCCTCGATTTGGCGACGACAAATGGCAACCAGTCGAGCCCGGAATATCTGCATTCCCTGGTCGCGGACAGGACGGTCGAGCGGTATGCCGGGGAATGGGATCGGGCCGTGCGCGACCTTATCAGGCCCCCCGAGGGGAAAAGCATGGTGGAGGAAAGGCCCGCATGGAAGGGCAACAGCGGCGTTTATCTCGTGGCCTATGCCAAGAGCGCGCACGACTGCGCCTATTATCACATCAAGAGCATCAAGAAGCACAATCCCGATCTTCCGGTCTGCCTGGCCTGCGAGGGATATGCAGACAAGTTCGATGTCTCTTCGCACGCCAAGATCAAAGCAAAGGGCTACGGCCCAAGTGCCATAAGCGATGGCTTCCGGAAACTCTTGGGCGAAGGCGACCATGTGGTGGTCAGTCCGATGAAAGACCGCAGAGCGCGTTCTCAGAAAACGCACATCTGGGACCTGGCCCCGAAAGAGTGGACCTACATCCTCTATACCGACGTGGACATGCTCTGCGTGGGACGGCTGGACACCTTCTTCGAGCCGTTGGAAGACGGATGGGACATGGTGGTGACGGTGAGCCCGCCGCCCGACAAGGGGCATCCTTATGATCCCACGGTCAGGGGGGCGCAAAGGGCCAAGTACAAGGATGAGAATGCCTTCACCAACGGGGTGTTGGGAAGCGGGCAATTTCTCCAATTCGCGGGCGGGGCCTGGGCGATAAGGCGCAGTCCCAGGACGGAATCGTGGTGCCGCATCTTTCACCAGGAATGGAAACGCTACGGACATACCGACCAGCAGGCCATGATGCGGGCCTTCTGGCGGCAACCGCTCCGGGTGTGGGTGCTGGGCTACCACTGGAACACCTTCGTTCACCGGGGCCTGGCGGACAAGAGCGTGGGGCTGCTGCACTTCGCGACGGCGGCGCGGGCATGGACGGAGAAGCACGAGGGCAGGAGACTGTGGCGGGAATATGTGAAGCAAATCTGAGAGGGGGAAGATGACCCCAACTGGCGATTGTAGGCTCACGATCGTTGATCTCGACCGCGATGCGCAATGGTTGGTTCAATATCATTTGGGGCCAATTGGACCAATGGACATCGCGGTCAACAAGAAGGCTATAGTGGAGGCGGACACCATCGAATTGGCACTCTTCCGCTTCAGGGCGGCGGCGAGTTGGCCCCGGCCACTGGGAATGCGGATCGAGATCACGGCGATAGAACTCGTGGCTGTCGAGGACGCGCCAGCGTGGGCGGTGGTCCCCACGCTCCGCGAACAGGACACGATTAGGACGGTGCTGACACGCGACGAGAGAGAATGATGATGCCCAAACTCCGCCTCAACCTCGGCGCGGGGCGGCGCTGGTTGCAACGGGAGCTGATATCGGGCACTGGGCTCTTGGAGAGCGAGTTCGTCCAGCACGAATTGAGGGCCGATTACCCGATAATCGACGTGGCCTGGGATCTGAACGATCTGCCTTGGCCCTGGGCTGACATGACCTTCACCCGCATCGAGGCGTGGGCGGTCTTTGAGCACCTCGATATAGACCTGGTGAAGGCGGTCAACGAATGCTGGCGCATCCTGCGACCGTACGGGAGGCTGCACGTCAAAGTGCCGCACTGGAAAAACGCACGCGCCTACCGCGATCCGACGCATAGGTGGCGCTACGACCTGGGGGTGTTCGATTATTTCGATCCGACGACAAAATATGGTTCGAGCTACGAGGCGTACACGCCCTATAAATGGAGCGTGATGGACAAAGGGTACAACGACGAGGGCAAATCCGGGGTCTGGGCCAAGATGCTGAAAAACCTGGACGAGGAGCAATGGGAGGAAGCGTTGGCAACTCAAGCGGCCACGAGGCAGGGATTCATAATCTGGTTCACAGGCCGGAGCCTGGCGGGCAAGAGCACGCTCGTCCGGGGATTGCAGCTTATTTGGCCCAACGCCGTCGTGGTGGACGACCACCATTTGTGGAAGTACGTTTGGAGCCACACCTATGAGCGGGCCGGCCTGCCGACAAACCATCCGACGCCCAAGGGTGAAACGATAACCTATGATGACGCCGCATATCTGGCCGACATGCATTCGGACTTCGCCAGCGATCTGGCGTACGTGGCCCGAGTGTTGGCTGACCAGGGGCACATGGTCTTCGTGGACATGGTAGCTGGCTCGACAGAACAGCGCAAACGCATTGAGGCCATCTGCAAGCCCTACTGGTTCTACGTCAAGCGCGAGAAGGGCGAATACAAAACGCCGAAATACGAGCCGCCGGAGCATCCCCGCGCGATCATAGACCACGACGCATTGGACAAGAAGCAGGCGCTGGAAAAGGCGGTCCAGGCCATAGTCCAACTGAGGACCAAGCTGTGCAGACCGCAACCAGAAAAGGAGAAAAAGTGATGCCATACGCTAACCTTGCTATACCGCCGAAACTGGTCCAAGAGGCACCTCCTGATGAATTGCATCCTAAACACCACGGCACGCACGCGGTGGTGGCCAACAGCCCCGAACTGGCCGCAGAACTGGAAGACCGGTATGGCCGGTCTGGATTGTGTCTGAAGCTCCAGAAGCCGCTCAAGCCGGATTCCGACGCCGAACGGTACGAATGGCAGAAGAGCCCCATCCGCGAGGCCACCATCATACAGAACCTTTTCGCCCGGCACGGGATCGCCCCGCGCGTCTACGACGTGGCGATGGTGAACGGCGAGAGGCTGGCGCAAGTGACTGACTATGCCGACGGGCACGGCAAGCGCAATCCCGACAAGATATTCGCTTTGATGAAGCGATATGGGGTCTATCGTGTGGGGCGCACGGCCAAGGAGAATGATAGCGCGGTCCGCAAACCCTGGAAGTGGTCCGGGCGGCTCTTCGTGGACTTTGGGCGCTTCCGATTCAAGCGTCCCTACGTGGCCGATCTGAAAGCCCGGCTCATGCGTTACATGAAAGGCGAGCCGGAAGGCGAGCCGAAGGCTTATCAGGGCGTCGCGGAGCTGGGCATCCCCGGAATACGGGACATGGCCTATCGTCTGGAGCACATGGCACTGGATGGGACCGATTTCGCCGATAAATTGGTGCTGGACCTGGGTTGCAACGAGGGGGCTTTCAGCAGGGAGGCATTCAAGCAGGGAGCACGCCGCGTTGTGGGCGTTGATCGCAAGTGGGCCGAGCTTTGCTATGAGACGATGAACTGGCTCGGCTTTTGGAACTTCGACGTGTACGACCTGGACATGCCGCAAGAGCGGGGGCAGATCGCCAAGCGGTCGGGCATCGAGCAATTCGACGTGGTGTTCGCCCTTTCGGTGGCGAAGAATATGGAGGGCTTTCACGGCTGGATGGCCGATCTGGTGAAGCCGGGCGGCGTGTTCTGGTGGGAAGGGCACAACGGCAACACCAAGAAGATGTATCACGACGCCCTGTGCGAGAAGTTTCAGGAGGTGGAATGGCTGGGCTTCTTAAGGGATGATGGTTCAGGTAGGCCCTTGTGGAGATGCCGCAAGTGAAAGTGGATAGGAGCGAGAAGGCACGCCAGTTGCGCAAGAAGCTGATGCACCGCCGGACGGGGCCTGGGGGATCCCTAGTATCCTATCAGGCCGTGCCGGAGCTGGGCGTGCTGGGGCAACGTGATCATAGACACCGTGTGAAACACATGCAATTGGACGGGTTGGATTTCGTGGGCAAGACCGTTCTCGATCTGGGCTGCAATACGGGCGCATTTTGCCGGGAGGCCATTGACAGGGGGGCAGCCCGCGTAGTGGGTGTGGACTACAAGCGCTGCGACCTGTGGCGCAAGGTCAACGAAGTGCTGGGCTATCCGCAGATCGAGATATTGGAGCTTTCGTTGCCGGACGAAAAGGAGCGTATTCCCGAACTGACTGGCATTGATCGGTTCGACATCGTGTTCGCCTTGGCCATCATACAACACATGGAGGGGCGCTATCAGCCCTGGATAGCCGATCTGACTGAGGAGACTCTCTATTTGGAAGGCGACAGACTCCCCAAGGGCACGCTGTATCAGTCTGGTTGGGAACCAGATTTCCGTCAAGTGGAAGCCAATGCGGGCGAGCAATATAGTGCCGCCCTGCAACGGGATTTCTCTCAGGTAGAATGGCTCGGATGGATCAAGGATGAAGATAGGCGACCGCTGTATCGTTGTTGGAAAAAGCCGAGACCACAGTGGGGTGCATTGCCCGAAAGTGCTGAGGCCCGCAAGGCGGAAGCCATCAGGCGAGGTCAGAGCATCTTTGGCCGTGCCTTGATGCACGAAGACGAACTGGCCTATCTGTATGATTTGGCCTTGCGGGCGCCGGACGGGCCAGCATGTGAGGTGGGCGCGTTCAATGGTTCCAGTTTGATGGCCTGGGCGACCGCAAGACTTGGCAGGGGAGAACTCCGATCAATCGACATCGTTGATCGTTGGGAACTTCGGGAAAATATCAAGCACAGCGGCTATCCGATTGAGGTTCTGCTTGGCGAAAGCTGGAAAGTCGGCGAGAATCTGGGTGTGCAAGCCTTCATTTTCATCGACGCTGATCATACGAAGACAGGCATACCACGCGACATTGAAGTCTACGCCCCGAAGATCATGCCCGATGGCATCATCGCCTTCCATGATTACGACAAAAAGGAAGCTCAAAGGGGCAAGGGCTACGTAGTCAAAGCCACGGTAGACACCTGGCACAAGAAGATGCGATGGCAAAAACTGCCGCTCATAGGTCGGGTGATAGCATTCAGGAGATCAGCATGAACGTGCACATGGTCACACAGTGGAAGGGAAAGCGCAAATTGACCGCACCCTGGCCGCGTCTCGTTCATTATCTGCAGAAATACCTTGGCTGGTCTGCAAGCCACGACCTGGATCATCTGGCGGACGCCAATTACATTCTCACATACACGGTCGGTTGGAGAAAGTACGCCCACCCCTGGGAGGTCTGGAGAGCATGGGGGGGGCCGCTGGTCTGTCGCATCGGCGAACGGCCACCCTATGGACTCAAAGCGCGATTGTGGGATGAGGGCGTGAAGGGCGCGGATTTGCGACTGACCGAAGCGTGGTCTTTCATTCCGATGTTGGCACAATATGGCCCTAGCGAGAGGATGATGTTGTTCCCGGTGAATCGCGATCTGTTCGTGATTGCGGAACGACCACGGCATGAGAGGCCGACGATAGGCGTAGTGGGCTATTGCGTGCCGACAGGCCGCAAGGGCCAAGTGCTAATCAAAGAGTTGGCACAGTATCCCGATGCCCAGCAATGGCGAATCAAGGCGGCAGGGGCGGCTTGGCCCGTCAAAACGAAAGAATACCGCTACGAGGAACTGCCCTGCTTTTATCAGAGCCTTGACATTCATCTGTGCCCAACGATCTCTCAGGACTCACCAACCTCGCCATTCGAGGCGTTAGCATGTGGCGTCCCCGTCGTGCTCCCGCGTGGTGTGCCATTGCTAGACGAATTGCCGGAAATGCGCGGAATCTATCGCTACGAGCAAGGCAACTTCGATGCCATGTACGAGGCACTGAAGCAATGCGCCGCAGACCTGGGCACGCACGACAGAGAGGCATTGCGGGCTATAACGCAAGGAATGACGGTCGAGGTGTTTTGTGAGGAGCATCGAGTCGCTTTCGAGAAGCATTTTGGAAACGGGGCGGATGGATAATTACGTTTCAGAGACTGGAGGAGGTTCAAGATGAATCTGTGGCGATACGCTATTGGTGAAGTCAAGCAG